GGTCAGCACGGAAGTTAAGTCTTTCATGCCGCTGGAAACCGCCGCGCCATCGGACGACAAGACGTCTGATAAATCAGAGCCTATGGACGATGATATTCCCTTCTAGGTGAATACCGTCCAGTCGGCGGGGTGCCATGTTCCTCCGTCACCCCGCCGACACCCAATTAAAGGATTAGATATGTCAGTAGCACTAGATACTGTGAAGGCCATTGATGAAGGTTACGCCAGAGAGAAGCGAGAAAAAGCGCGAGATTATATCGGCGCATCTGGTATTGGCTCCGCATGTGATGCAGAGCTTGCCTACAGCTTGCGAGGTTTTCCGAATACTGACCCAGACCCCCGCCTCAAGCGCATATTCCGCTTGGGCCACATCCTCGAAGACGAGGTCGTCCGAGACCTCAAACTGAAAGCAGACGTCCGCGTCTGGGAAAAGGATGGGCTTACCGGGAGGCAACATACTTATTCAGAACTAGGTGGCCACGTCGTCTGTCACATGGATGGACACATTCAGCTTGATGACGAAGTCCTTCGCGTCTTGGAGATCAAGTCCATGAACGAGGCGAGCTTCAAGAAGTTCCAGAAGGACGGCGTCAAGATTTCCCACCCTAGATACTACGCGCAGTTGCAGATGATGATGGGCATGTCGAACATACCTTCGTCATTTTTCATTGCAGTCTGTAAGAACAACAGCGAGTACCACGCAGAGATTGTCGAGTTCGACGAGCTTGAGTGGAACTACATCCGCCAGAGGATTGAGCGCGTCTTGGCAAATCAATCCGCCAAGATCAGCGTGGACGAAACAGACTGGCGGTGCCGTGGGTGTTTCAAGCGAGGCGTATGCTGGGAGGGGGCCGAGGTTCCCAAGACGTGCGTAACTTGCCAGCATGCGTTTCCCAACAAACAAGGCACATGGCATTGCTCGAAACATGATGAAGAAGCGATTGCGGCATGCGCTGACTACCAGAAGTACGAGCCTATTCCGAGGGAAGCATGACTGACTTTGGCCAAATGATGGCGCGTTACACTGAGCTTAGTAACAACCGAGCCGAGCTTCTGTTCGAGATCGAGGAGAAGCAAGACGAAGTCACGTCAATTAACGACGTGATATCTCGCATGAAGTCTGAGCAACACAAGAACAAGAAAGACATGCTGGCCAAGGCGAGAGACAAGAAGCGGTATCTGAAATACGAGATGCGTGCGCTTCATAAACAAAGACGAATTATTGAAACAGAACTTGATACGATAAGGATGACAGTACAATGGGCGAAATAAAAAGGAACGAGACGCTAGACGAGGCGAAGAAGAAGATTAACGGAGACAGAGCCAACGATTATGGCGACGCCTACGACAACCATCTTAGAATTGCCGCACATTGGTCAGTGATCTTTGGTCGCCCTGTTTCCGTAGAAGAGGTGTACCAGTGCCTGATAGCCATGAAGCTGTCACGCGTAGCACATACGCCGCATCATCAGGATACATGGGAAGACATCTGTGGCTATGCCGCTCTGGCGAGCGAGCTACCTAATAAGTCTTAATATTCTCGTCTACCAATTTAGGCAGACAGTAAGCAGTGATGTTCTGGCCTTGCTTT